CGTAATGGGTTCATTTAAGGGTACTGAAGGCTTGCCTATATGAATAGTTCTTTCTTTTTCGACTCCTATTTTACCGAGTAATTTCCAAAGTAGATCATTTAGCATCTTATTTTTCTAGTCTTTTACCACTATTTTCTACTGCTTTGATCAATTCTTTTAATCCCAGAGCCTGACCTGCAAACTCAGCGTGTCTGATTGATAAATAGTGCGGATCTGTTTCTAAAAGCTTAAACGAGACCGACTTTAAGTGTGAAATATATCTAGTAACCCATCTTTTAAGAATAGACCATTCAATAGAATCTTTTAATCTTGAAAGAACTTCTAGTTCTTCTAGACTTGTTCTAACCTTTTCTGGTCTGTCTAGTTGTTTTTTTCTCATGGAAATTCACTATAACCAGTATGTAAAGCATATATGTCCCCCGTTTCGATGTCAATGGCCCATGTTTTTGTTGCACTCGAAACGGGAACACCTGTTGTAGTTGAACTTGTTGATGTAGAGGTGGACGTGGAACTTGATGTACTGGTACTTGTAGAGGTTGTGACACCTCCAGTTGTAGTAGAACTAGTACTGGTTGAAGTTGAAGTTGAAGAAGACGTTGATGTTGAAGTCGAAGTACTAGTAGAAGAACTAGACGATGTCGTTGAACTGGTACTAGATGTCGATGTAGAAGTCGAAGTGCTTGTCGAAGTAGATGACGTACTACTGGATGTATTTGTCGAAGTTGTTGATGATGACGTAGATGTAGATGAGGACGAAGATGTACTAGTGCTAGTCGAGGTCGAAGTAGAAGTTGTAGAACTTGTAGTGTTTGTCGTACTCGTAGAACTGGTACTAGTGCTAGTACTCGTAGATGAAGATGTTGAAGTACTTGTGCTAGATGTTGTGGTTGATGAACTGCTACTAGTAGAGGTGGATGTAGAGGTGGACGTGGAACTGGTACTTGATGTTGTATTGGTTGTACTCGTAGAACTGGTTGAAGTTGAAGTTGAAGTAGAACTTGATGTTGACGTGCTCGTAGACGAACTAGAAGACGTACTTGTAGTACTTGTCGTTGATGATGAACTTGTGCTAGTACTTGTAGACGTTGAGGTCGAAGTTGAAGTTGAAGTACTTGTTGATGTGGTTGCTGCTGCTCCCGTTGTTGTCGAACTTGTAGACGTTGAGGTAGATGTAGAACTACTTGTTGAAGTTGAAGTTGATGTCGAAGTGGAAGTTGTACTTGTGGGTGTACCGCTTGCAAAAATAATCCATGATAAAGCAGCATCTTCATTATTCGCTCCATTACAGGTTCTAGTTGCTGTTCCTGCGGTTGTCGAAGTAGCTGTTGAAAAATGAAATGCTCCAACATCGGCATCAATATCCTCTGTAAGATTTACCCAGCTTCTGGCTGTCGTATCGGCAGCACCCGCTTGAATAGCCAACATTCCACCACCAACCGCAATCGTAGTCGAACCAGTGGTTGTAAGATCATCTTGGGCATCAGTGCTTCCATCGCCTCCACTAGAGGAGAAAACCCCACCCGTAACTTTATAAACCGCTATATGATTTTGAACTTCAGACGGACTGACAGCTGAAAATGTAACCTTTATTTCGGCAGTGGTACCATAGGGCCAAAATCTGTAAAATATATTGGTTTGTACTGCACCAAAGTCACCTAGAGTACCAGCATTCATTGTGGCACCGTCTATAGTAGCTGCACTGGGATCAGCAGCTGCCAATTCAGTTCCAACCACAACAACAATAATACGGTCTGCAGCTGCGGTACCGATAGAAAGTCCTGTATATGTAGCAACTGTTGAAGATGCTGCTACTCCCGCAGGATTTGCCGTTTGTGCAATAGCAACTGCCATTAAAAGTACTCCTTTCTATGAATAGAAATCAAGAAATCTTTTTTTTTACGTTGTTCATCTAAGAATAACTAAGACTTGCTCTATTGTCCCAAATAAAATTGAACTCTCTGCTTCCATTTGCATATTCTATTCTAGTTAAATTATTACTTGCATCATAAGTCTGTTTTCTAATTTGCCAAATAGATTTATCGGTTTTACTAGAAGACCCCGGAGGAGCTTTACCTAAATAAATAGGATTATTACTTGCATCATACTCATAAATAACTGTGTTTTCTGCAAGTCTTGTTGTTGGTCTCCCGTATTCGTCATGGGTAATCATGATTGATAAATTAGTTTAACAGCAAACTCTTCATCTTTTGTTGAATTTTCAATTATTAACTGCTTAATACCTGGAAAAAGAATTACCCTTAAATCCTCTGTGGCTAAAAACCCTTTAACGTCAAACCTTGCGAAAACAACCATCCCACTTTCATCTTTTAAGCCCACATCATATACAGTATCTGGGGTCTTTGGAGCAATTAGAACCTGTCTTAAAGTTCCATAAATACCCAAATCACTCACCCATTTTCCATTTTGAGTGTTTGGGGTATCTTGAGATGTCCACTTTTGTATATCTTGTGCCATATCATGTCATTTGTCCCATTGGGGTCTCTTCTGCCCCTATCATTTTTCCTGGCATTGCAGCTTTAGTCGGTCCTGCCATTATTCCATCTGCGGTTGACCTGGGGGTAGGTCTACCCAGTTCCCCTGGCATTTGTTGCATTAGTTGTTCTGGTGTAGCTTTAGATCTCATTTCTTGTGCCTTACCCTCTTCCATTATGTGATTTGAGAATATCGCAATTATCTCGGGAGTAGCCTTTTGTCTAAACTGTTCTGAACTCATAAACGCTAAATGAATATCAGTATGTCCTCTTGTGGCCCCCGGAGTACCTGATTTTGGTTTACCACTTAGCATAAGTTCATTTTCCCTATTAGCTAACTCATATAGTGTAGATTCATCTACAACAGGTTCTTCTGTGTCTGTTTGTTCAGCTTTTAAATCATCTGGATCGTAATCCATTATCTCTGTGTAAAAGTCTGCAGTCTTATTTACGTCATAATATCCACCTTGGATAGCAGCTGCAATTATTGGATGTTGTAAATACTCTCCGACTCTTTGCTGTTGGAGTGGTTTGGATACTGGAAATGTTGGATCTCCTCCCAATTTAAGATCAAATGACCCATATTGTGGTACTACCATATCTGGAGATACTATAAAGAAATAATCTCCCTTTTTTCGATCCTCTCTGAGTTGTCCCTGCTTAGTAAGAGATAGTTCGACATTGTTTGTTCTAATTTGTCGATACTTTGCATATCTTTTTTCACCTAAAATTTGAACGGCTTTTGGAGTTGAATAATATTGGACTATATTTGGTATTCTAAGTCGTACAATATTTGTCAAAAGTTGTCTTGAAAGAAGCCAGATCTTAAGTCTTAAAGCTTTCATTGTGCTTTCTTTAGCAATTGCAGCCTCTGTAGCAGTTCCTGCGGGCTGTGGAGACTCAATTCCAGTCACTTCCCGTCCGTCTTGTTTCAGTCTATCCTCTTCCATATAAGCAGAAGGGTTAATATCTCGGTATTCTAGTGCTTTTATTGAGTTTGAAGGGTCATCAACGTATAAAAACCTGCTTGGAGCAATAATTCCTTCGTCTTCATCAAGGTTTTCTCTATTTGAGACCAAAAACATCTTGAAAATATCCATATGTTGCCTATCAATACGCATTCTACGATTAGTTGTGAGTTCATCTTGGATACTTTCAAGTAATCGAGGTTCTCCTCTAGCCCAAAATTGATTGAGTCTAGGGACATCTGACCCTTCCGCGAAAGGTAATTGCTTGTGATTATATGGGTTTGGACCATCCTGAATAACTACATCATTAGCTACTATAATTAATTTGTCTGGCCTTCTTCCCCAATAAAATAGAACTTCCACTTGGTTGCTTTTATCCATTTCCTCTGGAGGGTTGTAATACTGATAGTAGTTCAAATCTCCCCCGGGTTGGACCAATTTTGCTACTCCGAACTGGTCATATTTACTACCGATAAAATTTTCTTGGAATGTATCATAGTTCATTATAAATCTACGGATACAATCATTGGCTTTATACCTACCCATATTAATGGTGCGGGCCATGGGGTCTATAAAGAAGGTTCTAAGATCAACTGTTTCTCCATAAACATCATCGAAATCCATAACCTCTCTCTCTTCAAATGTTTCTTCATTCGTCTTGGGATCAAACCTGGTAAGGACTCTAACCTGGCGTTTATCCTGCCAATAGTCCTCTTGCCAAATAGTATTACCCAAAACTAAATTTTGTTTTAATCCGCCATATAACTGAAGATCCCCATCTCCGACTTCCCATGTATAGTCTTTTATATAGTTAATTATTTTTGATTTAACTACATCCTCTGGGCCTCTTGCTGTAGCTTTGGGTTGAATAGTTTGGTCTACAATTTCAGCTAAGGCTCTTTCAACTGCTGTAGTTGTAAAAGGGGGGACAATATTACTCTGCCAATCGTCTGCAGACTTTGGAGGTCTCCAAGCTTCATATTGTCTTTCTGCTCTATCCCAAACAGCTTCCAAGTTCTCGCCACCAAATACACGGGCATTACGCATCTGGGTATACCTTTTGTAAACCATTTCTCTATCGTATGCGATATTATCTGGTGGTTTATATAAAGCATTTATCTTTGCTTTATCATTATTTTTGAATTCAATCATGTCTTGGTATTTTAATTATAACTCACTATGCTATTAACTTTTAATTTATGCGGGATATCCGCCCCTACTAACATGTTTTCTCTCTTCATGGGACTTGGGAGGGAAAGCTAATTCGAGTTGGGAAGCCAAAGCATCAATACAATCATCGTGTTGTCCTTTATCAAATCTTCTAAGTTCATCCTCTAAATATTCAATATTAGGGACACTCGATCTTTGGGGATGAAAAACACTTCCCATCTCATACCTAGGTTGTAGACCCCTAATACGCACATCTTTTGCTCTATCTGACTTTAGTTCCATTATAGGAACCGTTCTATTTCTCTTTTTCATTTCGTCATATAGAAAGTACTGAAGTGCTTTTTGAAAGGCTACGGTTTCAATCCCTACCGATATTGGTTTCCACTTCTCATTCCAAAAGAAGACTTGATCGATTAATTGTTTGGGGAGAACACGTTCTCGGAAGATATCTAATATATACCAATCGTTGTTTCGGTCTACTCCCACACAAATCATGGCACTGTAATCTGCGGTTTTTTCTTCGCTGATAGCAGGGTCTACCGTGATGAACTTTTTTAAATCAACTCCACGCAAGTCTGTTTCTTCATAAGTTTTGAATGGAGGCTTGAATACTTGATTTTCGGTTGGAATAGGATCTAACATATATTGTGCACTAAAGTGATATGCACCCTGCTGTCTTTTATTTCCTGCGAGTGTTTCCCAACCTAATTTTTTTGGAAATAAAAGTTTACCCGTACCCCACTCTCCCTCATAAGCAGGAAGTCTCAACATAGCAAAGTCTTGAAATACCTCAGGGGTCTCCTGGATCCAAGCGTAGAGATCATCCCAATGCCATGTAGTTCCTACTATTATTACCCTTCTATGTCCATCTTCAGTGGGGTCAACTAAGTCTAATGTCTGTTTGTAATATTGTTTAATTTTTTCTATTTGATCTTTGGTTCCTATATTTGTGTCACTTACTAAATCATCTAATATAGCAATATTAAAATGGCTTCCCGTAACATTTGCCGTTGCTCCCTGTGCCCAAACAGTTGGTTCTTTAGCAACATAAGCTTTGTCTCCTCCTATAAATATTTTATCTTCCCGCCACTGGTCTGCATTTATTGCTAAATCTCCAAATATTCCTTTTAAAGCCTCATTCCTTTGAAGATGGTTTTTAATTTGTCCTAAAAATTGTGTAGCCATAGGATAAGTTGCGTTTGCAATTAAAATTCTGTCATTTGGATTTTGAACTATTCTAAATAGGGAATACCCTACGGTTACAATAGATGATTTGAAACTTCCTCTGGGAAGGAGGATAAGGAGTTTTTTTTTATTTACATTATCAATTACGAAGTTACAGACTCTTCTATGGAGTGGTTCATATATGTCTGAATTGGGAGCGAGGATGTCTCTATTAAACTCAAAGAAGTTTCTTGAATAATAATTTCTTTTTGCTTGCTGAATCAAATATTGACTTTGCTCCACCTTATCAACTAAGTTTTGAGATAATTGGTTCATTTAAGGTATATACCTCCTTTGGTTTTTCCTGACGTTTTAGTGTCTGATAGTAATAATCCCTTAAATGAGTCCATTGTATTCTCAGCTTGAACATATAGGGTTCTAATTCCTGCTTCGTCATAGTCTGGAACATAACTTACAGACATCCCCCTAGCATAGACATTTCCTTTGGGGTCTCTAATTATCAATTGTATACCTTCCTTGGTCTCAAATGACTTTGTATATATTTTAATGTGGGATCCATCTGTAGGAACAAATTCTATTTCCCAGCTTTCTTCCTTAATATCCTCTATTAACCAATTTCCGTAATTCGCTAAATCCCTTCTATAGCTAAAGTGGTATTTCTTTTTAGCTTCAAGTTGAGTTTTAATATCATCTTGGATGTCCTTTTCTTGCTTCTCCTCCTCAATTACTTGATCTACCACAAACTTCCTTCCACTCTCTGAGTTTGATCTATCTATTTCTTTAACATAATTTTCTGCTTCTCCCAACTCTTTCTTTTTATGTTCTCTAATTTCTGATGGAGAGAGTGACTTTTTCTTTTCCCCTGGTCTTTTAGAATGTGGCATAGTTTTTCTTTAATAGTCCCGCAAGCCAAGCAGCTTGTTTAGACTGAGGAAGCTCTGTTAAAAAGAATTTTCCTTCCCTTCCATATGCGAAAGTATATACTTCGATTGTATCCCAGGATATCGATATTTCTTTAACTAAAATCTTTACGGGTTTGATTTTCTTTTCGAGGACTTTTCTTGGAATAGTGTCTTTCATAACACCCGTTTTCCAAGGATGATCTTTTTTAGGTTTCTGATATGCCATATTCTCTTGTTTTTTCTGAACCTTCTAACTGTTCAACATCTTCTCCCCAATCACTCTCTGTCCACTCATCTTCACTGCTAAACTCATCTACATGAACCTTTACTCCTGAATGAAACTCATCTCCACAATAAGGGCACGACTGGTGATCGGATTCAACTTCTTCTTCACAATTAGGACACCACCTGAGCGTCTTGGACATTTCCTCCTCTAATAAGTTTTGTAAACGTTTTTAGTTCTTCTAAGTTCTTTTCCAGTATCTGTTGAAGTTCATTGTCTGACTTATTTTTTAGATCTATGCTAATTGTTCTTTTCTCTATTTTCTTTTTCTCTGCAGGGTAGAGATCTTTTAATTTTGCAGCTTCCTGAAGTGCTCTTAATGCGTCCTGAGGCTTTGCCTGTTTAAGAGATTGTTCCGATAAACCCGCTTCTGCTATTATTTTTAAACCATTTGCAATTTTATCATCACTCATACCAGCTTTATCTAATATGCGTTTCATGTATTGAATCGTTGTTGGTTGCTGGAGAGTTGCCCTTGCAAGGGAGGCTGAAGTACTTTTGTTTACTGTCCCATATGCTTCTTCTGCTGCTTTTACTTTACTTCCTGTAGAGAGATAAGTATTTACAAATTTACGTTGTTTAAATGAAGCTGTTATTAGTTTAGGCATAAACTATTAACGTAATAATATAACTACCTATGATGGGTTGTCAAGTTATATCCACCTATTAAGCATAGGACTGAAGTGTTTTTCTTTAGGAGGATCTATAATTTCAGGATTTACTTTAATAGTTTTAATTTGCTCTTTTGCTTCTTCTGGGGTATCAATTATTTTTTTCCTATAATACATACTTCTGTGAGAGTCATCACAAAATATTAATCTTTTAAGTTCTTTGTTACAGTAGGCACAAGTGTTAGCCATTCGCTAACTATACAACTAATGTTAGCGATTCGTCAACATGTAGTTAGCGATACGCTAACAGTCTGTTATCGATACGCTAACAATAATGAACACATTTCTGATACAGTATGTTGTAGAAAATTGTATAGCACTAGTAAGGAGTGATAATAAAATTTTAATTCTCCAGGTTCGGGTGTATAGGGGGGTCTACTGTACCTGTTATATGTTTCTTGAACCTAGATTAGCCTTACAATGTATAATGTGCGACAGATACTATATACTTTTAAAAATGAGTGAACTTAACCCTAACATACACACACTACCTACTACCTACCTTCTTCCTTCTTTGTCTTCTTACTCTTAACTTATAACTATAATTATAATATATAATGCGCTCAGGCATGGAGTTGATATAGTTAGTCCTATTGACATGGATCATGTAGGGTATATAATGGTATGTAATATGATCAAGATGACTGAGTTGGAGTTACTTATATATCAACACTTCAGAAGAGTTAGACATTCTAATCCTCTTAAATACTATCTTCAACTAACGCTTATTAGCATAATAATTACTATCCTTGTTATCTTGGCAATCAACTCTATATATGCTGTCTATCATGCATTAGGTTGATCCTTTAAACTGTCCTCTTGATTTGAATTATATCTCATTAAGAGGCAGAAATAAAGGTAAATGACTAAGAATCAAATCAAAAAGCTAATATTAAAAGGCCACAAACTAGATATACAAACAACTATATTCTTTTATTGGAACTTAGACAAGCGTCAACAGCCTCAATTACCTTATAAAAATTGAATTTCTTTTACAATCTGTAATAACACACCACCAATAAAAGCTAATTCAGCAATTATTACATACAACTCAAGTCTCTTCATACGAATACCACCCCCGTCCTCCAACATTAAACTCTTTTAATATACTCTCAGCTTCATTGTCATTAACAATATAATACCCCGAATGAGGCATCTGTCTTAGCTTAAGCTTGCCTGTTCTTATCCAATAATGCACCACCTGTAATGCACCAGGGTAAGTTTTGGCTCTGATTAAACCCTTCTCTCTTAGTTTATTAACTAAATAACCAATATTATTGTCTTTCATGTTTTTTATGTCTCACTACATTCATCATATAGGCTGGAGACTTTATAATTTCTCTTTCTCTTAACATGCTCTTACATCTTCCGCACATATCCTCATACCAATAACCTTCTTTTTTACATCTAATGCAAATCTTTAATTTCTTTGGCATTAAGATCCTACTAATAATCTCTCATCATCAGTATTTAATACTTCTCTTATCTCACACTCGTCTATACTTACTGTTGTGGCTTTGATCTTTTCGGGATTTACTTCTCCTGGTTTATTGTCATCAATCTTCCTACCCCAACTTATCTGAGTACATACTCTACCTGGACATAATGTGCATTCGACTGTCATTTATTTTTCATCCATTCTTTTAATAATACCTGCATTTCTTTGTGACATTTATTGCATAACCAAGCACCATCTCCGTTTATAATATCTTTTAAAGGCCAGATTTCCATTCTAATTTTCTCGGGTTTGGTTTTCCTTTTACATCTGCCACATATTTCTGGTATTTGTATCATCATTTTAATGGTTTTTCTAAATCAATATCATCTTCTATAATATCCAAGCATAAATATTGCTGACAGACTATACAATTGATATTGAAATCATCACACTTTTCTCCATAGTCTTTCTCTACTCTTTTTTTATATTCTTTATAAATTTGTTTATATTTCATTTTTTGTTTACAAACTGCTTAATAAATCCTCTACCATCCATTTCTAAGATTGTTATTCCAGGTGAAACTTCTTCTGATGTAACATATCCTCCACCCTTAAACCTTTTAGTTTTCTTCTTTGTCTTTAATTTTTGCATAGATTTATTTTATTTTTCCTAGATTGGCCTAGAGAGTATTATCATCCTTCTAACAATTTAATTATCTCTAGTAACCTTTTATTAGTTATTCTGTCCTTACCTTCTTCATCTACTAAAAGAATATCCTGATGGACATCTAATGCCGTCATTAGTAATAGCTTAAGCGCAAATTTTTGATTATCTATTTTCTTTTGTTTCATTTGGTTTATTATTTAAGTTTGTCCACTATATCCAATAATTCCTTAGCTTGTCCTCTTGCAGAGCTATTGTGAACAAAGTCTATATTAGCGTGTAGGGCATATAGTCTTGGTTCAATTTGATCTAAAATCTCTTTTTTGGTTTGGGATTGGACTCTTTCAAGAAATTGTCGTACATGTACCACCCTAGCACCCTCACTTGTTAGTTTTTGGTGTTTATCTGACCATGTAAGTACTTCACCTACTGATAACCCTGTCGCCTCGCCTTCTTTTACTTGTAAACTTTGTATTCCTTTATCCATTTGTTGTGTGGTCATAATAGTTGTTGTCCAAGCCTTTTTATATAACTATTAAGCATTGTCTTTTCTGTTCTCATATTGAGAAACGAATCTGCAACCCAAAATCTATCGGCTATAGTTTCTAATCTACTCTCTGCATCCCTACTTTTTTTAGGGAAAGGCGAGTGAGTCAAAACAAAGTGTCTAATCCCATCCCGTATTGATATTCCCCAATAGTTTTGTATTTTCATCTTGATCCTTTCTTAAGTGGTTGAGTCGGCTTTAGCCACTTTTGTAAATCTTTATACATTACAGAAATTAACCAACCAGCACCCGCTAAATCTTTTATATCCTCTCTTTTTATTTTATACATATTCTTCCTTCTAAGTAATCATTATTCTTCACACCTTATAGACCACATATAATTGTTGTGATTACTTTCAAACATTTCGCATGTACCCTCGCCTTTTGAAAACATGGTCTGTTGTGTCTTTGTCCACGACCAAACTCTGAGACCCTTCATAAAAAGGTTTGAGGTAATTAATATCCCTATACAGATTAAAATATATTTTATTATTTTTAGTTCCATAAATCTTTTCTTCTAAGTAATCTAAAGGGCTAGGAGTTAGATACACTTAACTAGCTTGACCTTTCGGTAGGGAGTAGCCGTCGCTTTTGAAAACCCCTTGTATCTAACTCTTAACTCTCTAATCTACTTAGTTAAATAAATTTTGGTGGTGCGGTTAAGATACTTTAGTGGCCTCTATCTTTCTTAATCCACAAGCTTCATAAGTGTGCCTTTCAGCAACCGCACCCCACAATCTACTTAGTTAATGTACTTATTCTTTATCTCCTTTAAGTTTATCTAAAATCTTTGGTTTTAATCTTACACATTGACCCTGTTGGTGAATGCCAAACAATACCTTCAATACCACAGTCTTTACCATATTTACTCTTTTGTTTTGGTAACCACTCTTTTAATTCGTTAAAACTAGTTGGCACATTCTCAAATACAGGGGCTTGACCCAAGCTAAACAGACAAATAATGTGTTTATCTAGATTTAGCGGATTTCCTTGAATTTTGGGACCTAAAGCCTCTCCTGAATACTCTCCATCTTCTATATTGGTTAAATCTGTATTTCTAGCAGCTTCCCAAATATATTTATCTCCAGGTTCATACTCACTTGCATCCATGTACCAAGGTTCTACTATTCCCTTAGCTTTCTCTAAGTTGGAAGGGTTGCGTCTTTTCTCTAGTCTTACTAAAGTATTGTTTCTAACTGTAATACGAACATTGGTACCATCTAACTTTTCAGTAGCTATGGCTCCTGTCCACTCACCACCAGGAAAGTCAGGAAGATAACTAGAATATTTATTAACTATTCTTCCTCCTTGATTCATGTCTCTTTCAAATAATGTTGATATTTTCTTCATTTAAGTTTATCTGTTGTCTATGGTTTACCTTTTTCTAATAATACTTCCTTGAAAAACTTGTTTATTTCCTTCAAAATGTCTTCTAGTCTATTTCCTCCTAGTAAAAACTTTCCTTTCCACTGACTGAACACCTCCCAATCACCATATTCGGTTTTCTTTTCTATTTTTAATTCACTTAATCTATATTCAGTTCTCATATTTAGTCTTCCATTACTTTACTAGGCCGTGAATATTGTTCATCTAAAGAATCTTTAAAACCTTTTAAATAAGCAATTAGTAGATCTTTTTTTATAAGGTCTATTATTTTTTCATCGCCCAATATACCAAACCTTTTAACATCATCAATTATTTTTTTAGCTTCTTCTGTAAAGTCTTTCATATATATTTTATACTAGACCATTCCTCCTGTATCATTCCACATTTTACCTATTAAGTAACCTATTACAAATCCGATTATAAATTCAATCACTTTTGTGGGCTAAAATATCTTTGCTCAATTATGGTTGGTTTACCTATATTTTCTTTTTGAGCTTCAAATACTTCTACTTGAGCCTTAGTTAAACGATCTGCATTCCTTAATCTACTAACCGTAAAGGTTATCATACACCCGGCAGTAATTGTAAATAATATTAGTGAACCTATAACCAAAATTCTTAGCTGGGGAGATTTATATTCTATGACCTGAGTTGTTTTCATATTAACATTATAATAATATAAACCTTACAGTTTGTCAAGTGGGGAAAGTGACTAGCTTCTTGTAGTCTCTGTTTTCTATATATTCTTGAATTTGTTGTAGGTCTGGGATTGTCCATTTCTTATATTTGTTTTTGGCCACAATGAGATATTTATATCTGTCCGGGTATTTTTCTCTGAACCACTCCCAAGCATCACCGGGATTGTCATGCCAAAAAAATCTATGACATCCTCCACAAAGAGAAAGGGCATTAATTATATCGTAACGTAAATTACCATAAGTCCCGACAGGAAAAACATGAGAACATTGAAGACCCCCTGTTAAATAACCATGCCTTTCACATATTGCTTTTGAGGTAATAAGAGCATTAAATTTCTTTTGTGTGTCCTTTTTCCACCAACTTAAGGATTTAATACTGGAAGTCTTTCGTCTCTTCTTGTGCTTTTTTATGGGCTTCATTATAGTCAGGTCTTTCAAAAGCATGATGACACATAGGACATTCAATTAAAGGGCGAGGTCTTTTGCCTCTAATAGCCTCTATAACCTCTTTTGTTGTGATCCCCGAATTAACCTTATCTACCCATAACTTTGGATTATCTGTCCCTGCAATAATTTGTCTTAACCTATATGGAATATCTTCTGGTAATTCAAAGTCAGCCAATCTATCTTCAACCCATGAATAGTTATGAAGTGTTCTCCAAGAGATCGTAAGCCCGTGACGTTCCTTTAAGTCTTCAACAAGTCCTTTAAGGGCGTCCATTCCTTGAGCTTTTCTAATTTCCAAAGCAACCTGTCCTAGTGTCCTTTGGTAGTGTTCTCGGTTGTCTATTAACTTAGCAATCGTTTCTATATATGAATCCCATTGTTCATTCATATTATGATTATAACATCAACCTCCTAATAACGCAACAAGGCTAGTGAGACCTGTCCTATCCCACTAGCCTAATTACTTTAACTGTTAAATATTTCTTCTGCTGTCTCTACGATGTCTTTATCAGGCATTGTTTCTTCGTCTACTTGAATTTTGTAATTTCTAAACTCCGTTCCCCTCTTTCCTTTTTGCTTACCTAAATATTCAATTTTAATAAGGGAACCAATAGGTAAGGTAAATAATTTATCAAGAACGGCAGAGCCCCAAACGCTTACTTTGCCCCCACCCTTCTTTTCGACTGTAAAAAGTTTAGAGTTATTTGGCCCTACATTCTCTTTCTTGTCTACTAATAGTCCCTCTAGTTCCTTTTCCATTTCAAATGAATGGCTTGGAAACTGTTCCGCTACCACCTCTTTCCATTTACTCATGTAAATCACCTCGTTTCATATTAATTTCTATCAATCCAGCTCGGATCTTGGCTACACTGTTTTTCTACTTCTTGCTTGAGTTTATCAAATGCTTGATCTAAATTTTCATTCTCATCTACATCTGCTGTCATACTAGCTTTGACTGATGAAAAATTAGGTAGTCCTTTAGTTAAGCCAAATTCAATAGTCTTTATCTTCATTTTACAAAATCCTCGTAAGTAGAGCCTTGTTCTTCTGGTCTATTTTCTTCATAAATAGCTTCGCCTCTAACATGGTCACAAGATAAACATTCCCCCAATTCGGCTAAGGCATATAAATTATCTCTTTTTGTAATCAATTTTTTGCAAGTGGGGCAAAACCGACCAAAGAAGTAAGAGCCGTCAAAAATGGATTCTAAATTTGGGAGAGAATTATTCATATTGTAATTATATTATCATCATAATATTTATTTGTCAATACCAAATATTTCATTTATTGTTTTGTCTGGCAACGTGTCGTAACTTGTGCCTGGTACTACATCTACGACACTTACGACATCAAATCCAGAGTCCAAACCATAGTATTCACAAAGTTCCGAAATCCTTTCTTCTTGCTTTTCAATTACAATGGTTGATATATTTTGATCCCCTCTTCTCTCAATATTAAATCCTAGAATTTTCCTTATAACACTTCCAATTTTTCTTTCAGTAATAGGGAACTTACTACCAGTATTAATAGACTCGGTTATCGCAGATAATGTAGGTTGCAAACTTCTTTTGAACCCAGAAAGTATAATTTCAAATATTTGACCATCTAATGATTCCCTTCTTTCTGACAACGTCTCTTCTTGTTGTTCTTTAGCAAATTCAGCTATTTTGACCTTGGCCTCGTCATTGGCCATATAATAAATAGGTGTAATTACTTGTTGAACTCTACCTTGAAATCCTTGTAGCTCTTTAAAACCAAACTCTATTTCCGACAGATCTACTTTAGATAGTTTATTTAATCTCCACATCAAAAGTTTATTCCTTAAATCTAACGCTTTATCCAAATATCTTTTTTGTCTGTATAGAGGCATTTTGATTTTATTTATTTCCATTTTAATCTCAAGAACTCTTGATCTTAATCCCGCATCTGTAATAGGTTTTTCAGAAGTAAATATTTTTGGAGATTTAACCATATAGGTTTTTACTTCCCTTTTCTTGTCCCCTTCTACTCTTAATACAGCTTTATTACTAACACCACTCTTAAGAAGAGATAACATTTCCTTGTAAGAGTCCCCCCCGGGATTAAACTCATCTAATAATAAAGTTCCCTTCCATAGTGAGGCTATTCTAAATATGGAAGCCATTGTAATGGCTCCTGACGCATCAATTGGCTTGTAGCAGATAGACCCCAATACCTCCATAGCAGTTGACTTACCCGTCCCTGTACGGCCTAAGAAGTGAAGGTAGGGGATAAATGGGAATCTATCGTATACCCAATAAAATAAAATTAAGTAAGGTAAGAAACTTTCAAAGAACTTAGGGACTTCAAAGTATTGAAACAGAAATTCTTTTATCTCATCTACTAGTTTATCTTCACTCCCATAATCCACTGGCATACCTGGTAATAAGACAACATTATTGATAACTAATTCATCTACTATGGGTTGATAAACCTTATTACGATAGGTAAAGTTCTTGATTTTGCCAATTGTACCTGAGACCTTATCAAATTGGCAAAACTCCGTTTCTGGATTCCATGTAGTATATGTAGTATGTGTAGTATTTATTATTTGCTCTAGGATATAATCTTCGGTCTCTAAGAATGATGTATATATTATATTATCATCATTATTATTAGATTTAGATTTCTTCGTCTTTTCTTCAGGAAGTATTTCAGTTTTATTACTCATAATGGTTTAAACCTTTCTAATATCTTTTCATATTTTTCATGCCACTCTTCGTATTTGATTCTCATTATTTGTTTATCGTATTTATCTTTTTCCGTCCATGAGTTTATTAAATAATCCAAAGATCTATTATGTGCTTTGTCTAGTTCTTGTAACCAAACAATATATTCTAATTTCATTAAGATTGTTTTTTGTAATCGAATCCCTTTAACAGTTGATCTTTAAAAGTAAGAAATTCTTTTTCTAACTCATAACATTTCTCTGGGTTTTCAAATGTGAAGTAGTAGGAGTTTCCTGTAATTCTTTCTGGACCTAAATACTTAATGCCTTTACCTACCAAATAGGCTGCAAAAGATAACTCAGTAGTCCTGAAGATATTCATGTTGGTAATACTGAAGACATATTATCACCACAATTTGACACTTGTCAATAAGATATTATCGTTATAATATCAACTAACCCTGCCTGGTGAGGAGCGTGCTCTAAACTGGGCAGGAGCTTTTTACTTTCCTCTTATTACGTCTTGGATTTTTGATTCTCCGTATCCCAATTGATAAGATATTTGAGAGGCTCCAAATACACCTAGGATACTACCAGATATACTATTAAATGCTTCTAGCGGAGTTGGGAAGTTAAACTGAGTTTGTAACCAATTAAGACCTACCCCAAAAATAGC